TATCCCGAATCGCCGACACAGAAAGGCCCTGAAACCCCTTAAGGGCCGGGTGACGTGGAGGTTTCTCGTGGCGGATGATCGCCCGTTCCGGATCCAGGTGGACCTGCTGACGGAGGAACGACGTGGATGGGTGCAGGCCCGCGCGGCGGAAAGCCGATGCGCCGAGAGCGATGTGATTCGCGCGGCGGTTGATTCCGCCATCGAGGCGCATCAGAAGGACGCCGCCGAGGAAGAGGAGGAGCACCTCGATCCGAGGGAGCGTTTCCTCCGGGCGGTCCGCCAATGGTTTACCCTCGAGCTCGCAGCCGAGCAGGCTGGTGTCCGGTGGCGTGAAGTCGAGCGCTGGCTCCGGGGGCGTCAGTTCCTCGACGAGGTGCAGCGTGCCCAGTGGGTGTTCCTTGCCGACGTGGAGCACCGGATGCTCCGGCTCGGTCAGGGGAGCAAGGGGAACGCGCTCGCGTTCGGGGAGTTCTTGAAGGCTCACCACCCCCACTACGGCCGGGCCAAGCAGGAGGAGCTCCTGCGCGGCTGGGCCCGCCTGCAGGATGACCTCCTGGAGAGTCTGGCCGAGGAGTTTGGGCCGCAGCAGGCCGAGGCTCTTGAGCGAGCCATCAAGCGGTTCGAGCAGCGCAAGGAGGTGCGTCTGGCAACCCGGACCTGAGGGAGTTGGTTGCGATGTGGCTGGCCAGACTGGACGCCCCAACCTACTCCTCCCCATTTGTCCTGCCCCGGGCGTTGGGGCGGTCGAGGAGGACAGGTGCCAACAAGGCACGCCTGAAGCTGGTCCAGGCCGTAGTGGCTCCGACTGAACCCCTGCGTGAGTACGCAGAAAAGCCGGTGGAGTTCTTCCGCGAGGTGCTGGGGGTCGAGCCCTGGGGCAAGCAGCTCGAGATCCTGGAGAAGGTCCAGGCCGAAAAAGAGACTCACGTTGCAGCGTGTCACGGCGTGGGCAAGACGATGTTCGCGGCCTGCCTGGCGGAGTGGTGGTTCAGCGCTCGGGGGTATCCGGTCATCACAACCGCCCCGACTGGCCGCCAAGTGAAGCGCCTCCTGTGGCAGCAGGGCATCGAGACGAATCGGATGCATGCCCGGTTGAAGCTGCCTGGTCGGGTCAAGAAGACCCAGGAGATCGTGGTTGATGGTCGGCCGGACTGGTTCGCTTACGGCTTCTCGACGGACGACGGCGAGAACGCCCAGGGGCCGCATCTGGACAACCTGCTGGTCATCGTGGACGAGGCGGGTGGCGTCAGCGATGCCATCTGGAACGCCATCGATGGCTGGTTGACCAACCCTGGGTGCCGGCTGCTGGCGATCGGGAATCCGAGCAAGCGGAAGAACGCCTTCTATCGGGCCCACCACGACAGAATTGGCGAGGTGGCAACGGTGCAAATCAGCGCCTTCGATTCGCCGAACCTGGACGGCAAGTCGAAGCAGTGGCCGAAGCTGGTTGACCAGGCGTGGATCGAGGACAAGCGCAAGAAGTGGGGTGAGCAGTCCTACCTCTGGCGGACGCGGGTGCTTGGCCGGTTCCCGACCGACGCCGAGGAGAAGTGCATCCCGATCGAGTGGATTGAGGAGGCGTTCCGGTTTGGCGAGGAGTTGGCCCGGGAGGAAGCGCTCCTGAGCCCCGAGGAGCGGCGGGTCCAGTGCGCCCCCAAGAAGGCGGCGCTCGACGTGTCCCGGTCTGGCGCGGACAAGAACGCTCTGGTCTACCTGGCCCGGCAGAGGCTGCGCATCGTGCGCTACTGGAACGAGACGGACCCTCTGTATTTGATGGCCGTCGCGCGCTACGTGGATCGTTGGGTGGCGGGCCTGGAGATCAAGCCGGACTCGCTCTGCGTGGACATCAACGCGGTGGGCGCCGGCACGAAGGACAGACTCTTGGAGTTGATGACGCCGGAGACCTGGGGGGGATGCCAGTTGGCTGAGCTGGACTGGCGGGCGACTCCCGATGCTCCGACCGAGCACCTCGGGACCCTGTCGGAGTTGTATGGCCGGCTTCGTGAGGCCTTCAACCCGGCGACCGAGCGAGAGAAGCGGCTGGGTCTGCCGACGATGGATGAGCTGGCTGCGGCCGGGATCACGCGGGAGAAACTGACCGCCCAGCTCAACGCGCGGAAGTGCGACTACGACGATCAGCGGCGGTTCTGCGTCGAGAGCAAGAAGACGCTGCGGAAGCGTCGGAGCGAGGAGCAGATGGGCTCCTCTCCTGACGTGGCGGACGCCTTTGCCGAGTTGATGTTCCGGCCGAAGCGCCAGGAGGTGATATGGTTCTCGGGGAGATGATGGCCAGGGTCGGCCGTGCGCTGACCACGCCCCTGTGGGGGGGGCGCGCTCAGGTTGCGCCGTCCATGCCTGTGGGCGATCCCCTGGGTGAGGCGCGATACAGTTCGGTCGAGATGCGCCGTGACGCCGCCGCCTGGCTGCGGGTCTACAAGCGGAACTCCAGGGTGCGCGGTCCGGTGCATCGGATCGCCGAGGACGTGGCCTCGGTCAGGTGGCACGTGAAGCGGGCTGTCGGCCGGAGTGCAGATGGCAGCCCTGTCCTGGTGGAGGTCCTGGACCACCGACTGCTCGACCTGTGGGAGCGTCCGAACCCGATGATGACCGGGGTCCAGATGCGTGAGCTCCTCACGGTCTGGTTGGAGATGACCGGGAGAGCGCCGTTGTTCGTTGAGCGCGACCCGGACGACGAGAACAAGACGCCTGACGGGTATGGGGTCCGTCCCCTGCATCTCTGGCCGGTCCGCCCCCAGGACCTGATCCACATGCCGAGCGAGTCTGAGCCATTCTGGCGTTTTCGGTTGAGGGGCCGGCATCGGACCAGGAAGTGCCGCCCGCAGGATTTGATCCTGTTGCGTCAGGTTGATGTTGAGGACCCGTACGGTTTCGGGGGTGCCGGGGCCGCCGAGGCGGTCAACAGCGAGGTGACCCAGGACGAGTTCTCGGCGCGCTGGAACACAAACGGCTACCGGAACGGAAGCCGTCTCGGCAAAGTCATCGGAGTCCCCGGGCTAAAGAGCAAGGAGGCCCGGGAGCTGCCGTTGTGGTACGAGGCCATTCACTGCGGCGTCGACAACTCGCACCGGGACCTGTTCATCAACTCTGAGTTGCGGGTGCAGGACCTCGGGGCCAACCACAAGGACCTGGACTTCATCGAGGGCCGGAGGCTCCTGCGTGACATGATCGCGCAGAACTGGAACGTCCCGCCCGAGGTCCTGGGCATCGTGGAGAACAGCAACCGGGCGACGGCTGACGCCGCCCTGAACTTCCATCAGCGCCAGAACGTCAAGCCCCGTCTCGTGGGGATGGAGTCCTGGGTCAACCTCTACCTGGTCCCCTTGTTCCGCGATCCGGCCCTGTGCCTGGTGGCGGACGATCCGGTCCAGGAGTCGGCAGACTTCATCCACCGGACCATGACCGACGGATTGGTTCGCGGGGCAGTCACGGTCGATGAGTGGCGCGAGCGCCACGGCCTGAACCCCTTGGGTGGAGAGGTTGGGGGGCGGCTTTATGTGCCGCTGAACATCGCCCAGGTTGAGGCCGAGAGCGGCCTGGCACAGCAGGTGGCCGCCCAGTTGGCGGACTTGGTCAGCGGGAGGTGTAGGTAGCATGAAGACTCGCACCGTCGTGCAGGCGCAGGCCTACACGCTGGAATCCATCGACACCCAGGCCCACACCGTAGTTGGGACCCTCTGCTCGGAGGACCCCAACCGGAACGGCGAGCTCGTCTTGCTGGGGGGGCTGGATCTGAGCAACTACCTGGCCAACCCGGTCCTGCTGTGGAATCACTCCTGGTTTCGTGGACTGAACGCTGAACCGGAAAGCGTCATCGGCAGCGCCCTGGCGGTGGAGGTCGCGAACGGGGTGTTGCGCGGGAAGTTCCGGTATGCCGTGGAGGAGAATCCGAAGGCTGCTCAGGCCTGGAACCTCGTGGCGGGCCAGTATCTCCGAGCGTTCAGCATCGGGTACCTTGTGCATGATTCCGTCGCTTGCTGGGACGATTCGTCTGTCATCGAGACCCTGCCGGGTCATGCCCGGGCCGCCCTCGAGCAGGGGCTGTGCGGGTATGTGAACACGAAGATGGAGCTGGTGGAAGTCTCCCAGGTTGTGACCGGAGCCGACCGGCGGGCGGTGATTCAGGCGGTGCGCGACGGGGCTGTTACCCCGCAGTTTGCGCGCGATGTCTGGGAGCGCTCTGGCGGGCAGGGAGACCTGGTCGTGCCGAAGTCCTGGTCCCTGGGCGGGGCCGCAATCCACAGCCTGGGGAGCGCCACGCCGGCCGCAGCCCCGAAAACCACGGAGGACGAGATGGACGAGTTGAAATTGAAGATCGCGGCCCTGACCGCGAAGGTCCAGGCCCTGGAGGAGACTGTTCCCCCGGCGCCCGGGACCCCCGCTCAAGAAGCCTGCAAGTTGGCGTGCCAGGCCATCCTGGTGTCGGCCCAGGCCGTGGCGGATGTCCTGGGAGAGGTCAGTGTTCCTGGCGCTGCTGCTGGAGTCGAGGCCTCCAAGCAGGCTTTGGCCAGCATCCGGGCGGCCAGTGAGGCCTGCTCCGCTGCCGCCGACGACGAGAACTGCACCCTGTGCTGCACTGCGGCTCGGTCCGGCGGGGTGGCGATGTTCATGGCGAGCAAGGCGGTCCGGATGGCCGTCGAGGCGCAGCCCGATGAAGAGCCCGCCGAGGAGATCCCCGTGGAGATCGTCGAGGAAGAGCCCGCCGTGGGCACCAACCTCCAGGCGATGGTGGACGCTGAGGTGGCGGTCCAGTTGGCCCGCTTGCGCGACAAGTAGACATCCGCCCGTTCTGCGGGCATCCAGCCCCTCCAGGCCTCGGGTAATCCGGGGCCTTTCCATTTCCCGCCCGAGTGGCGGACACAGCGACCGCCGGGCGGGAACCGGCAGAAGGAGAGAGCAATGTCCGAGAACCTGAAGAGCCCGACCCAGAGGATCGCGCAGGCCGACGATCCGGTCCGCGCGACCAAGGCCATGATCGAGGAGTCCGTCCAGCGCGCCCTGCAGACCGAGAATCGAAGAGGGCAGCGGGTCGTCGACCCCCGCCAGGACCCCAACTTCCGCCGTTACGTCGACAGCATCCAGAGCCCCTTCGGCGCGGAGGTGTCCCAGCGCCCGGCTTCCAGGGGTGAGGGCTATCGTTCCCTGGTCCAGGGGATCCTCGACTCCGAAGAGTTCAAGGACTGGTCCAGCCACGGTGGCCGCGGGACCAGCAAGACCTACCGCGCCCAGGTTCTGGCGCCCGGCGAGTTCGTTCGGGTCCCCCGGGCTCAGGCCGTCGGGTTCGACGACATTCGCGATGCCGACGTCCTGGCGTCGGAGTATGTCGAGGAGTTCGTTCCCTATCCGACCACCGCGATGCAGCTCCGCGACATCATGCGCGTCGTCCCCTGCACTGGTCCGAGCGTGGTCTACTACCGCGAGACCGGATTCACCAACGCGGCGGCCATCGTCCCGGTCAACATCGACCCCGACACCGCGGTTCTGCTGCCGCCGTCGCAGATCGAAGGCCAGGTCGTGACCGACCCGGTCAAGCGGATGGGGCACTACATCGCGATCCCGAAGTCCAGCCTGGAAGACCTGGCCGGACTGTCTGAGTCCATCTCCGACCAGCTCATCCCTGGCCTGTACGATAAGGAGACCGTTCAGTTCCTGCGCGGCTCCGGCATGGGTGAGGACCACCTGGGCCTGATGAGGGACTCGCTGTGCCAGAGGTACCGCTGGTCGGACGGCGAGGTCGGCGACAACGAGGCGGACGCCATCCTCGAGGCCATGGCGAAGATCCGGGTGGCCAAGCTGCAGTCCGACGGCACGGTCCTCCACCCCAACAACCACGCCAGGCTCCTCAAGCGGAAGGACCTTTACGGCCGCTACTTGTTCGGGGACCCGACCAGCTCCACCATCCTGTCCCAGCTCTGGGGTCGCCCCCTGCTGGTTCTGGACGGTCAGGCTGAGGGGATTGCTTCGGTCGGTGCTTGGAAGACCGGGACCAAGATCCGCGACCGCCAGGAGGCGACCGTGGAGTTCTCCGACGCGATCGGGAACGCCAAGCTGGCCGGCATGATCTACGTCATCGCAGAGATGCGCACCGCCCTGCAGCACAATCGCCCCGAGGCGTTCTGCGAGGTCACCCTCGACAACGCCCCCATCTCCTCCTGACCCTGACGGGATGACCACCCGGGCTCCGGGGCGCGCGCCTCGGGGCCCGGGACTCTACCGTGGGAGGGAAACATCATGCGAGTCCTGGTCCTGATTCCGACGTTCAATCGTGCGGGCCTGGTCCCGTTCGCGCTGAACGCCATTGCCGCCCAGACCTATGCCGACTGGGAGGCTTTGGTTTATGACGACGGTTCGTCGGATGGGACTCCCCAGGCCGTGGAGGCCTGGCGCAAGGCGCAGCCCGCGGACATCCGCCGGCGCGTGGCCCTGGAGGTCGCACGCGAGAACCGGGGCATCGGTTACGTCCGGCGCTATCTGGCTGAGTCGTTCTTGGCCTCGGGTCGCGACCTGGCCGCCTGGCAGGACTCCGACGACTCTTGCACCCCGGACCGGCTGACGCGGCAAGTAACGCGCCTGTGGCGCGACCAGGCCGACGTCTGTTACTGCGACATCGCATGGTCTGATGCTGTGGAAGGTCCGTGGCGCAACACGGGGCCGCACATCCGGCATCGCGACCCCTCCAACTGGGGTGAGTTGTGGGGGCGTGAAGACCTGGAGGCGTTCCGGGATGCCTACAACTCTGGGACCGCCGTGTTCCGCCCCAACGTTGCGGACCTGGTTCCCTCCGAGCTGCTGATCCGCCGGGGCGGATACGACTCGCTCTGGTGCTGGGCACAGATCCAGTCCCAGGTCAAGGTGTCCTACATCCCCGCCCCGCTCTACCTGGGGCGCCTCCACCCGGACCAGTTGACCAAGCGCCGGAGAGAGCCGGAGGTGTGGTCCGAGGCCCAACGAGAGGACGCGGCGATCGCGGAGGAGATGCGGAGGATGCGCGGATGAGCTGGATCACCCTGCAGGAGCCGCGTGCACCGCTTCACTCGATGGTCTGCCCGATCTCCCGGGTCTGGGCGGTGGAGCCTTGGTTCGATTCGTTCCGCGAGTGGTGGCTGCCGGAGCGGACAGAGCTCCTCGTCATCGCCGACACGAACGATCATGCCATGCAGTCCAGGATCCGGGAGCGACTCCTGGAGGAGCGGCACCGTCTGGCGGGGATCCGCCTGATGTGCACGGACAACTGCAAGCTCCCGGAGCGCGGGCGAGGCGACCTTCGGAAGCCGCGGGTTGTCGGACACTGGGAGAGTTTCCTGGAGGCCGCTCTCGCGCCCATCATCTTGGCGGCAGAGGACGACACGCTGCCGGACCACGACGCATACCCCCGACTCCTGGAGATCTACCACCGGACGGGGGCTGCCTATGTCCAGGGGACAGAGGTGTCCCGCTGGTCGCACTACGTCATCCCGCACTGGCGCATCACCGAGAAGAACGGGCAGGTGGTGCGCATCGAGACGGCCTCCTATGAGGGGCAGGATCTCGTCGAGATTGATGGAGGTGGCTGGTACTGCTGCGCCATCGATCGAGACAAGGCGCGGGCCCTGGGCCTGAGTTGGACAGACGATCCCCCTATCGGACCCGACGTGCAGATGGTGCGGGGCCTTAGGAAGTCCGGAGAGGTCTGTCTGGGCGATTGGTCCATCGAGTGCGAGCACTGGTCAGATCGCTATCTCCACGAGGGCCGGATGGAGATATTTCACCCGGCCCGGACTCCCCTGGAGGCCTACGTCAGGGAGCCCAAGCCGTCTGGCGGGTGGACGCTGGAGATCAGGCCGGCCAGGGGGCGCAGCACTCCTGCTGCGGATCCGCCTGTCGCCCCCCCCGCCGCGGCTCCAAAGGCGGCTCCAAAGAAAGTCGAGGAAGAGAATCCCATGCGAGTCAGGTTTTCCCAGATGGTCTGTTTCCGAGGTCAGGACATGCGGCCGGGGCATGAAATCGAGTGCCCCGAGAGCATCGCGCGCGCTCTCGAGTTCCGGAAGCTGGCCTGCATCGTCCCTGCCCCTGTGGCGGTGGCCCCCGTGGTCCCGGCTCCAGTCCCTGCTCTTTCGCCCCCGGTTCCCGAGCCGGCTCCAGTTCCGGAGCCCCCGCCTGCTATCGAAGTGCCGGAGCCGGACCCGGTGCAAGCTCCAGATCCTGACCCGGCTCCCGAGCCCGAGCCCGAGCCCGAGCCCGAGCCGAAGAAGGCTCCGCGCCCCCGCCGCAGCCGCGCGAAGAAGGTGTCCTGATGTCGCTCCCCCTCAACGCTCTGACCACCGTGGAGGCTGTGCAGGAGGAGGGGGTTTCGGCGTCCGTCTCCGTCTCGCGCATCGAGCGCGTCATCGGCTACGTGTCGAGTTGGTTCGAGTCGGTCACGGAGCGCGAATTCGCTGCGGTGCAGGTCCCCTCGGAGGCGCCGGAGCGCTACGAGGGGAGCGGGGGGCTCAGGCTCTACCTGCGACGGCGTCCGATCGTCGAGGTGGAGTCGGTCATCCTCACGTCTGGAGGTTCGGACGTGCTCGGGACTGCGCTGACGGACTACCTCCGCACTGCGGATAGCGACAAGGAGGGTTACCTCTACCGCCAGGCCGGCTGGCCGCTGACCGGTGGCCGGTTCCCTGACCTGACCCACGATCCACGCCTGCACCCCCAGGTGGAGTATATCCTGGTGGCCTACACTGGCGGCTACATGCTGCCCTGGGTGGAGCCGGAGTACTCCGAGACTCCCCTGGCCCCACCTCTCCCTGGTGACCTCCAGTATGCCTGCATCCGCGAGGTAGTCCGCCTACTGAGTCGGAGCCCAGGCCTCCTGGAGGAGTCCACCCCCGGAGGATGGAGCCAGAAGTTCTCCTCGGCCGAGGGGTTCACGGCGGAGACGTTGGAGGTCCTGGACGCCTACAAGCCCGCGACGAGGTGGCTGACGTGAACCCGGCACGATGCACCTTCACGGTCAGCCTGTCGCGTCAGATGGGCTCGACCGACGCCGAGACCGGCAAGAGGGTCATGGCCTGGCAGACGGTTGTCGCTGCCATGCCCTGCGTCCCGCCCGCGACACTGGGCCCCAAGGCCAGGGAGCTGCTGCTCTCTCAGGTGGAACAGGCCGAGTATCAGCTCTCTTGGACTCCGTTCCCGGATTCTCTCTGGGCTGAGGGGGTTGATCCCGAGGACCGGCACGTGAAGTCGGGAGACCGGGTCTCCTTCCGCGGACGGACCTACACCATCGCGATGCTTCGCGACGACTCGTTTCGGCCGACCGGCCCCTACTGGACCGCCATCCTCTCGGAGAAGGTGTGAGATGCAGATCGCCATGGCCCTGCTGGGGAAAGAGGAGGTTCAGAGGCAGATGCGCGCGGCCATGGACCGGTGCATCCAGTCTGTTGGCGACGCGGTCGAGCTCAGCACCAGGCTGCTCCTGGTGCGGACAGAGGACAGGCACTTCGCCCCCCGGCAGCTCAACATCCAGGATTTCGAGTCGGCGCGACGGGTCGGTCGCGCCGCGGCTCGGCGGGAAGCATGGGAGGCCAGGATTTCCGCCGACCGCCAAGAGGGGGAGATCCGCGCGAATCGGGTTTTGCTGAAGAACCGCTCCAAGGCTGCGATGGATGTTATCAGCCGTTACGAGGGCGGAGATAGCCTGGAGCGCGAGGGGTTGTGG